TTAATCTTCCTTATATTCTATAACATCCTCTATCTTGCAATGAAGAGCTTTGCAGATCCTGTCGATCTGTTTTAAGTTGACTGGCTCGTTTTTTCCCATACTGGCAATGGTTCCGAAGCTTAAACCAGTCATATTTTTTAAATCCCCCTTATTCATGCCCTTATTGATAAGGGTATGCCAGAGGGGAGTATATGAAATCATCTATTTTCCTCCCAGTTTAAAATTTTCAAAGCCCGGATACGGTTCGAACGTCTCTGCGTACTGAGTTTCGTCTTCTTCCGTCCACTCAGGTTCATCATCTTCCTCGTCCTCATAGACGCAACCTGGGGCATCCTCATAGATTCCGTCTTCATATTCAGTTACCCACTCGCCATCCACGAAACAATCGCATCCGGTTGCATGGATGAATCCAACTCCGTCCTCGAAGCGATCGAGAGGCATGTTTTTAAGTTGCATTCTTCTTGTAGCTTTACCAGCTACAGATTCCGTTTTATTCATAGTGTTTCCTCCTCTGATTTGTCTGTTTTTTATCTGTCTTTATTATATAGTCTTGTTTAATGTATGTCAAGCTTTTGTTTCATTATATTGAATTTTTTCTCTATAATTTTAGAAATTTTCTCCAATAAACTATTGACATGTACTGTACATATGGTAATATACAACCATAGAAAGCAGAACAAATTTTCGTATAGACGGTGCGAAGTTTAGTTCTTAAAAGGAGGAAAAATTTATGTCAGAACTTTTGAAAAAGCAAAAATTTGGAGTTGAGGTAGAATTTACAGGAATAACAAGAACCATGGCCGCTGAGGCTGTTGCAGAAATCCTCGGAAGTCATGCTGCCGGACCTGATCGCACTTGCTATCGTACTTATACGATTCGAGATAGCAAAAGAAGAATTTGGAAAGTAATGAGAGATTCAAGTATTTGTCCAGTTAGAAAAGCGGGACGTGAATTGATGGATGAATATAGAGTTGAATTTGTAACACCACCTCTTAATTATGAAGATATTGAAACACTTCAGACAATAATCCGTAAATTTAAAGAACTCGGCGGGGTTCCTCATAGCAGTTGCGGAATACATATTCATGTTGATGGTGCAAACCATACAGCCACTTCTCTCAGAAGATTGGTAAATTTCTTTTTCAGCAGACAAGAAATTATCTATGATGCTCTTGCAGTGGGAAACAGAAAAGACAGATGGTGCAGGCCGGTATGTAAGGATTTACTGGATACAATGAAAAAAGAAAAGGATCTTGATACAAGAAAAGTTGAAGAAATCTGGTACAGCAGTGCGAACGATCAGTATCATGGTGGTATTGATCATAGTCATTATAATTCAACAAGATACCACGCCCTGAATCTTCACAGCTTCTTCCAGAAAGGCACAGTCGAATTCAGACTTTTTAACAGCACTCTTCATGCTGGAAAAATTAAAGCATACATCCAGTTTGTCCTTGCTCTTTCAGCATGGTCTATCGAATCCTCAGACAAAATAGTATTCCGATCAATGAATGGATACACTGCAGAGAAAAAAGTCACACTGATGTATAATATTTTAACAAATCGCCTTGGTCTTTACGGAGATGAATTCAAGACCTGCAGGTTACACATGATGAAACAGCTCAGAAAAAATGCAGAAGCTTCCCATGCAGCTTAATACATTGCAGTATAAAGAGAGGGTTTTCGCCCTCTCTTTAGTTGTAGATTGTTGCAGCAATCTACTTTGTGTCGCTAGATTTCTGGGTTCCCTGGCGTGTATGGGTTATAGATGTTTCCTTGTTTGGTACCCTTATAATCAATTCGTCCAGCTCACAATTTAATGCTTCACAAATTAAATCAAGGTGTTCAAGGCTGACCCTTTCTGTGAGCTCGTGGTACAACTCATTGATGGTATTGGGTCTGATTCCAGTTGCCCTCGCCAGATCTGCTTGAGTAAGTCTTAACTCTCCCAGCTTTTTCGACAGTAAAATTTTAATCATGCCATTGCTCCTCCGTTATAAATTACCACTTTATGGTAATACATGACGGAATTTGTTAGATTATATCGTTTTCTGCTATATCCTATCGAATTTACGCCAGAAATTTAACTGTGTGAAGCTCGTTTATCCTATCACACCAGATGTAGAAAAAATAGCGGTAATATATGGAAGGAATTATCATTGACTATACCACGCATTGTGTGGTATTATTTCATTATGAAGGAGGTAACAATTATGAACATTACAGAAATGAGAAATTACATAGGAGTCTCCAGAGCGGAGTTCTCAAGGAGGTACAACATACCGATTAGAACGCTTGAATCGTGGGAATCCGAAGTTCGAACTCCACCGGAATATGTTCTGCAATTATTGGAAGAATCTGTTAGAAGAACAGACATTGTAGAAGTAACATTCATGTATGACACGCTTCTGCAAGAAGGTAAGATCCATCCATGGTCCAAAGATGACGATCAATATGGATCCGATCAAGCAGCGTATAAAACTGTACTAAACATAGTTGATAGATTCCGAGAAAGGTATCCTAATTGTGAATGGGAAGACGAAGATATAGATTACATCGATGCAATAGAAGGCTTTGCTACAAATCTCTTAATGGCAACATTGGGAAAAGGAGCGGCGAATGAGTAGAGGAAGCGGTACTGGCTATATCCCAGATAAGAGTAATTTAAAGTCGAGCACTCGTGCACTAGTATTAATTTAATTGCGTTTCTTCTTGACATACCACCAAATTGGTGGTATTATATAATCATCAAAGGAACGGAGGAAACAGAAATGAAGAAATACAACTTATCAGAAATCATGAAAAGGGCATGGGAACTGGTTAAGAAATCTGCAATGACAATTTCCTCCGGTCTTAAGAAAGCATGGGAGGAAGCAAAAACAATGGTGAATTATGCATTAGAAGTTTTTGATAATCAGAAAGGGTACAAAATCCCTTGGAAAGAGCTCGAGAAAATGCTTGATACAGTTTACCCCGATGGCGATCAGGGTAACGGATGGTATCAGAAATGGAACTGTAATGACTGGGTAAAAGGCGGTAAGGATAGAACTTATATCTCTTTGAGAGAATATAGGAATTCTAAACTGAGAGCTGAGCATGCTCTTGGCTACTATGACAACATTAATGGCGTATATGTTATTACAAACCGATACAAAAAAGTAACAGATGTCATTGAAAAATTTCAGAACAGATAGGAGATTGATTATGGAAAATATGCATTTAGAGCCTATAACAAAAGAAATTTTAGAGATGCTTGCCAAATATACATTTACTCCAGAAAGAAATTTCGGAATTTATGATAACATCTCTATCTCTGGAGATGGAGAATACATTGAATTTTACGGAGAAACCGTCAACAAAGAACCAGTTTATGATAAACATGGTGAATTAATGGATTATAATTACAGTGTAAAATCTATGGCACGAAGATATCGTCGTGATAAATTCAGCGGCGAATATTTCGAATATTAGGAGAATTTATGACTATATCAGAAATGCGTGAACGACTAAAAGTATCCCGAGCAGAATTCTCAAGGAGGTACAACATACCGATTAGAACGCTCGAAAACTGGGAATCCGGGAAAAGTAAATGCCCGGATTATGTGAGACAGCTGTTAGAGCGAGCTGTCTTGGAAGATTGCGAAGTGAAATAGGAGGCGTGTAAAATGATTAAGAGAGTAAAACTTGAAACCATTTACAAAATGGCTAAAGAAGATAACGAGAAAATAAAAGAACGTAAACTTTTCCCGGACGGATGGGATGAAAAAGTCTACGATTATTATAACAAATTGTCGAAAGAATCTTCCGACGTTGAAATGTTCATGGAATTTCTGGGCGGTGAAGATTCGCCGCTAGAAATGGCGTACGCATACAGGAGAAACATGTATATCATGCTGTACACAATGAATGCAACAGATACGATAGCATTTGTGGATGGCGAATATGATATATTCTACATCGTATCAAAAGACGGCGACGATTATAACAGCTGGGAGTGGTGTTTCACAAACAATATTGACCCGATCAAATACAGGGGTGACGACGGAGACGAACCGGTCCCGGAATGGCTCATAAAAAAATACGAAGAAAAGATAGGGGAGGAATAATATTATAAAATATAATTAGCGGTTTATTCAAAAGGAACTCCGTCTTTATAGAGTTCCTTTTGATGTGATATATTTTAATGTGATTTTAGAAGGCACCGTCTGTTAAATCAACTTCTTGAAGTATCCAGCTGGGACGAACTCCCTTACGAATCCTTCGTCATTTGGATACGGAATCCGGATGAAGTACCATCTTTTTCCCTTTACGGTTTCGGTGTATTTCATCACATCTACAACTGCATTCTTCTTGATTATCGGAAACAGTTTTGCCTGAGTCTTACCGGCTACACTGTAGCATTTGCAATCCTTTGTGAATCTGGCTACATAGGCTACTGTGTTCTGTTTCTTCTCTGCATCAGATGTGACAGTCTGATCTCCGGCATAGCGTAAGATGCAATGCCACGGGTAATTTCTATAGCTACGGATCAGAAACTCTTTTCCGGTCTGATCTCCCGGCTGTCCGCCATGTGCGGTACCTTTTTCGTTGATCGAGGCTTCTACCTCTTTACCAGCTCCACAATACATCGCAACATGATGAGCTTCATTCAGCAGCACATCACCACGCTTTAACCCTGTTCCGGTTCCTCTGTTGACAGAAGCGGTAATGTCTTTGAATCCATTCTTCAAGAACACATTTTTCATATCTCCTGTGTATGTAGCACCACCAGACTTAACCGGAACTCCGGCGTTCTGCCATGCCTGGATCACAGCCGAGGAACAGTCGTAATCTCCCTTTTCTCCCCAGCGGTAGTCCTGATCGTAGCCATGAGAATCATCTTTCGCCCATGTCTCCATCTGTCTTATTGCTTTTTCTGTCTTAGTCATTGCAATACCTTCTTTCTCTGTGTTATCAGCATATGTATGAATCATGTTTATGACAGCTTTCTGCCTGTCTGTGTAATCCCCTACCTGGTTCGGCGTCGGGTCTGCCGGATCCTCGCATAACGCAGAATAAATTTTGTCGGCAGTATATGGTTTTGCTATCTTTGCCAGGATTCTTTTTAATGCAGCATCTCCACCCTGATGCAGAATATTTATGCATTCCATCATTGCGGAATCCGGCATAGTTCCATATGTTTTTGTGATGCTCTGCGCATATGTTTGGATTTGATCTTCCATGTATTCATCCTGACATTTCTTTCCGTGAGCAGTACTGATAATGTTGATAATACATTTTCCTTTTGCTGATCCAGCGCTCACTCCGTATGTCGCCCAGCTTTTTAACAGAAGATCTGCTTCCAAGCCCACTGTATCCATATCCTTGAACAGCTTTGGATTGCCTCTCTGAATCCTGTATAAGAGCTCTTTGGCCTCTCCTGCGTACCATTGTCCAGCACCAATCGTAATTGCTTTCTCATTATCGCAATTTGCTCCAACGCCAGCAAAAGCCGAGTAATCCTGCTTTCCGTATGTCTGATCTCCGGATTCCACTGCGTACAGTATTTTTCTCAACACAGTTATATTTTGCTTATCCATAAGTCCACCTCGCAAAAAGGAGCCTTAAAACAGGCTCCTAACTACTCGTTCTTTTTCGGGAGTTTGATCTGTCCAAGTGACTGAATGACTTTATCATATCCAACCATTGCAGACAGCCATGAAAGCAGGATCAGCGCAATAAGGTATACTGCCATCTTGCTGTTGATCTGCGCATCCATCAAAATAATATATCCGCTTCCTACGAGCACTGATAAAACTACAGCCACCCCTCCTGCAAGGAAATTTGCCTTGTAGGTTTTTTTTGACTCTTCAAGCAACTTCTTAATACCTTCAGTCACTAAGCCGGTAAAGATTGATACAATCATAAGTAACAGTAAAAAATATTCTAACGTCATAAATTATCCTCCTCATCTATGTTCCCGACATTCATGCCGGATTCATTTTGTTCTCGTCCTTCTTTTTCATCCTGTTTCTGCCATTTCCGATCCTGCTGTTTGTCTTTGTTTGTCCGGATCCAACCGCATATGCCGCACTCTCCAATCGTTGCCGCCACAACTGCGCAGGCATATGTTTCCGGCATGCTATCGCACTGCCTGTACAGCAAGATCATCTGCCAGTTGAACCATATAAAAAAAGCGCCGACAAACATCAGCACCAGGTTCAATGTTCCGACTTTTTTTACAGTCGTAACTATCTTTTTTAATCTTTTTTTCATTTTACCTGCCGCCTCCAGTGTTTACAGAAAAGAATGTTCGTCACTACATTTATCATAAATCTTCCTGATATTCGAAATCGAATGAACTGCTTTTCCATTTGGAAAGTGAGGATGATCGCTACAATAATTTTCATAAGTATCAATATCTTCAATAATCTGGTCAAAATGTTCCTCTGTATGTTTTACATCATGCTTAACCTCATCATTAAATCGAATAATTCTGTAACGTGCATTCTTAGCGTTTCCCTCCTCGATTTTGTCCATGACTTCTTTGTTCAGTACGCGACCAATTGATCGTCCCAATGCCGTCCAAGGATTTACCTTGATTGGCGCTACCTGTACTAATGTAAGAACAACAAAAAGGATTCCCCCACCAGCTTCAAAAATCTCTTTTAACGTCATTTCAATACCTCCGTATTTAATTTCTAAAACTTCTATATTGCTCTTACGGCGGGCTTCTTTGGCTACACATAGTTTTACCTCCATTAAAAAAAGAGCCTGTTGTGGCCCTTTTTACATCATCAATTCTTCATCATCTGCTTCGACATACTTTCTGCAATGAAATTCCAATGTATCCATATCACGTTCAATCTCATCAAGGGTTCTTTCACTCGCCCCCTTATTAAGTAGCAGAAGATCATAAATCAATGACCATTGTTTACTTATTATCTGCAGTTTCGTCATTCTTCCTTTGCCAGTTCTCCCATTCCGGAATCTTCCAAGATTTCTTTTACCTTTGCTTTCAGAAGTCTCGGTACCTCTGCATAAGTTTTCTTTCCAAGCATAATCTGCTGTGCCCATAACATTGCCATCATTTCTTTTCCTCCATCATTCTGTAATAATATAATAAAATTGTTCAACAGTTTCATCATTACTGATATACCAGTTCTGACATCTCAAGAACGCATCCTGTAAGCATTTCGTTCGATGCTTTCAATTCTTCAAATTGCTCTTCCAAGCTCTTTTCGACTTCCGGAACATAGGACATATACTTCGCAGGGGACGCTCTTACCGTTTCTTCATTGATCTTATCTGCAGACTCCCTGAACTGGTGATAATCATATTCATACATCATCTGCTTTGCAGAGTCTTCCATCTGTCCCTGTTCAATTGTCACTTTCTGCTCATTCAGGCACAGCGTGACATCTACCATGCCATTATTGACAGGCTGCCAGCGTACTTCTGGCTGACGTTCCATATATTTCGCTTTTTGCATGTTTGCTGATCCTCCTTTTTGCAGCTGTGCAAACAGCATCAATGTTATATTTTCCCTTGGCGTATTTAGAATCGGTATGTTTGAACCATCCATAATAACTTGTACATTTATAAGCGGTCTGTAACGGGATTTCCATTTTATTTTTCATGCAGTACCAAGCAACAGAATACGCTTTCCTTGCCCGTAGAAAGATCTTGCTACGGATTTCTGTGTGTTCCCTATAAATTACATAGCCCATCATGTCTATTGGCTTACCGCGCCTTTCTGCCTTATCCTTTTCTCTGTAACTATCGTATTTTTTTCCTGTTTTAATACGATAATCAATCGGGAATAGGTCTGCATCCGGTTTTATTGTGAGTCCGTACTCTTTCAACAGGTACTTTTCTAACGCCCGAGCTGCCCTCTTAACATCAGCTTCCCGGGCTCCTATGAGCAAAATATCATCCATATACATGATACAAAAATATACAAGTCTTTTGCTTTCGGTAGCTCCATCACGGTGTTTTCTGGTCTTATGTAGGCTAAGTACATACACATAGGCTTTAGACAGGTAATAATTGCACAGAAACTGTGATAAACCGGAGCCGATATTAAGCCCCTGTTTGTATGTCCCTATCAGAAAGAACACAAGATACAGAAGGACTTCGTTCTTCACATCATGTTCCAACATACGTTTCAATTTACGGGTATCAACCGATGGATAGCATTTCCTTACATCGCCCTTCCAGGCATACCGAGATTGAGCATATTTCTTTCTGATCTGATGCTCTATTGCTCTTTTGCCTCCGAGCTGTCCTTTTCCTTTGATACTTGCATATTGATGATAGCCCAGTTTTCTTCTCCAGAGTTCATCCAGTCCTTCGCTGGCTATTTCGTCAAGAATAAGCTGTTTTACACTCTCCACTCCGATTTCTCGAAGCTTTCCGTTTATTCCATCTCGCCGCCAACCATACTGAATAGGTTCTACTTTCAACTCTCTGTTCTGGATTTCATATCTGAGACTTTCTGCAACTGTATGGACCAGACCAGATACCATGAGATCTCTTTCGTCTGTGTCCCGAAGCAATCGTTTCATAGCCTGCAAACTCATTGAGCTTGTGCGACCATGCAGATACTTTGCCACATCTGACCGTTTCCATTTTTCGTCAAGTGCTTCATTAATTGAATCTTCAATAAAATCATCTGCTAAAATATTTACATTCTTGCAGCATTTCTTCATAAAGGCATTTTCCTTTCTGTGTGATTCAGGGACTTTCGGTTGTCTACTAGTCCCGGCTGACAGCGCACCTGCCAGTCTCCCCTTCCCACTCTGCAGATGTCAATCTACTTCATGAGAAAGGAATGGCCTTTTATCACGTATTTCGGGTATTCCCAAGTATAGGCTTCTTCAGCCGGCTTATGAGGTCGAGTATCAAATTTTTTATACACAGAAATTGTCGCGAGGATGTTCCACCAGGCATTCGTCAGGCCATTGTTGCCATTCACGCACGACGGTCCAGCGATGCCACCATTGTTCAGATTGCCACGCCGGAGGAGCTCCCGGACCTCATAAGTCCTTAAAAATATTCTATTTCATAGTTACTTTAAAATCATTTGTAGCCATTGGAGGGGACAGCCCCTCTGTCAGGCTGCCGCCTGCCATTCACCCCGTACGGCGTTAGGAGAAAGGGTCGCGAGGATGTCCCACCAGGCACTCGTCCGGCCACTGTTGCCATACACGCACGACGGTCCAGCGATGCCACCATAGTACAGACAGCCACGCCGGAGGAGCTCCCGGCCTGTTCTTGTTCCAGCCGCAGGTTTTCCGCCGCAATACCAAGCATCAGCCCACCAAGCCTTATCGCCTCCTCCCCATTCAGTCGGAATCATTGTCCCTTTACCAAAGTCCACAAGCTGTCCTTTTACATACTTCCATGCATCGTATGCTTCCGGTAAGATGCCCACTTCTTCATAGGTACTTATGATCGTATCTAAATTGGTCGTCAGTAACTTAGCATTATTGGTTCGGTAATACTTATCGACTGTATTGCCATCTGCATCTGTTGAAACAATATGCATAGAGTTTCCGGACACAGAATATCCACCTGGAAGAATCTCGATGCCATTAATCTTGCAGATATTCTTTCCATCTGTGTTGGATACAGGACTTCCATCATAGCCTTGTACGGAATCAGTGGATCCTGTCTCCCAATGCATTGTACTTACTTTATAAGTAGTTGCAGTTGTAAATGAAGCAGACACATCCAAAACTAAAGCGCTATATGTATCGTCTACTTTTTCAATAGCTGTAATTTTTGCACTATCAACGATATTGTGCATATAATTATAGCCCCTATCGAAGTTAGTGTTCGAACCTGGATTTCCAATGCTGACCGACGAACCAACAACAAAATAATTCGCCTGATCTTTTGTGAGAATTACTCTCTTTGTATTTTCTTCAGCAACTGCGACATTGTACTGAGCAGTGTAAGCTGTGCATCCTCTCATATATGCCCGCAGGTCCTTTGTTCCGTACTTAATCATTGTCAACGCCAGAACCCATGCGGCATCAACATCTGTTTCAAAGCAGTATGCCGGACCCTGCTTTCGTGCATATGCAAAATTTGCATACGAAGGTTTGTTTCTGACGGGTTTTCCGTTGGTTACATATGGAACACCATCAATATCCACTGCCGCTCCTTTAGGATGGAGCATCCATCCCTGCACCGTATTGTCTGAACGAACACATTCTTTCATCGGAACATATCCTTCTTCTTTTCGAGGAAGCATGGACCAATGATGCAGCCAGCCATTGTCTTCTGCATTTCGCTCTTTTTTGTAATAAAGTCCCATGTTCATGATTCCACGATTGACTTTTCCTGTCGTCTTATATCCCGGCATTCCTTCAATTGCAGTAATTTTCTGGTTTCCATCATCATCGAGGATCCAGTTCACTTCAATCGGGCGGAATGCTTCGAGAGTTCCAATTTGGTCTTCTCCAGCTGTCGTATTTGTGGACGGTGTGCAGGTAAGACCAGACAGAGCATCTAAACGATTTACCGTGCAGGCCTGTGTAACATCCGAATCAAGGTCTTCTACCGTATAAATTTCTCTAGTACGGCGCATAGCATAGTAGCGCTCAATTGCACTCTCTAAAGTGCCACCAGCTGCATTAATAGCTGCCAGCTGCTCAGCTGCTACGCTTTTAATCCCCTGCGTCTGTGTTGCTGATTCAGCCTGTACATTTTTAATTTCAGATGCACCTGTATTATTGATCTCAGTTTTTCTCGCATCGATTGTGTCGTTTATAGCTTTCTGAGACGCATCCACCATAGAATTTTTTGTTGCAGTTATTTCATTTTTTATCTCCTCCGCTTTTGTATCTACGGATTTGTTTATGGTTTCTATTGCACTCGTTGTCTTTTCAGAAAACGTATTGTCCAGTCCAGCAATTTTATCATTTACATTTTTCTCAGATGTCGCAGCGGATGATGCAGCCTTTTCAGCCGCATTTTTGTATCCGGCAACAACATCTTTTGCATTCTCCGCATCTCTGGCCGAAGCTGCTGCTGCTCCGGCTGAGTTCGAAGCCGCCTGTGCACTTATTTCTGAAGCCTTTGCACTTGTCTCCGCCTCAGATGCTTTTTCTTTTGCTGTCCTGGCCGCTTCTTTAGTTTCTGTCACTAAGTTTTTGAAATCTGGAGTTGCTTCTCCCGGTACTGAAGAACAGAACCATCTGTCTGTACTTTCGCCAGGAGATGGGCGCACACCAATCGTCCCGTTTTCCAGGCATACATATGAGCCGCCCTCGTATGAAACCATATCTAAGAAGTTGTATGTTTTAGAGTCAGAGTAGCTTCCATCGGGGTTTGTCGTAACATTTCCCATGTTAGTCCACTGGCCACTTCCTGTTGTTTTATTTGCCATTAACCTCTATCCCTCCATTTGTATTCGAGCTTAGAGCCGTTAAGTCTAAACTCTATATCCGTTTCTTCTGGATTATTCCGCATAAGAAGACAAGGAGGCTGAATGCGAAACTCGACAAAGCACACATTTCCATCCTCGCCTTTCAGATCAGCTTCCTTTTCTTTTACATAAGCATCGATATCATTCTTCGCATCTTCCACCTGTCCAGGGATTCCCATTGCCGCCTGTTCTGCCTGATGTGCATAATATTTTGCGTTATCCATAAGACTCTCCGGATCTTCTGCCAATCCGACAGCGAATCTCTCAGCCAGCTTTCCGTATTTCTGGACATTCATATTTGTTGCGTCAAAATATCTGAGAATCTGTTCAAAGTAGTTCTTAGCTTCCGCTACGGTATCGCCAGAAGTATAGCCGGCATTGACTACGATAATGGCAACTTTATTTGTCACCATGAAGTCTCCTGCCATTACAGAAACATAGCAAACCCCGGAAGTCTTAAAAAAGCTATCCGGGATATCACATCTGTCTTCTTCTAACAGCTTTGGCTCTTTCGTTCCTTCTGCGTTTTCAAACACAGCTGTTTTTGCCAGCCCATCCCAATCCGTAGAATGAAACTGAAATACTGCCGTAAACACATTTTTGATGCCTTCTGTTGCGAAAATATTCTCCGTTTTTGAAATCTTGAGGTTTTTGACATTAAAGATAACTTCTTGTTTTATCATTTAAAACACCTCTCTTTTTTACCACATTTTTCCGATATTATCGCTTTTTGTTATTTAATATCGAAAATCGTTATAAACTGCACAGCATATCCCATTCATGTTTGCTGATAATGTTAAGTGCCCATTCTTCCGGTACATGATTCTCCATATGCTTGTCGATATTATTTTTCTCATAATAGTGATTCCAGAAATAAATATTTCCCAGCGCACGTGCTTTGTGCATATCGCAAATATAAGTTGCTCTTGCATCCGGTGTACCGAACACCTGATAGTTGTATGCAGTACACCAACTACAGCCTTCTGCGACAGGACAGTTAAAGCACTCGTCTGTGCTCTGTGTTCTCCTGTCAATTTTCTTCAAGCATTCTACGCGGCATCTGTCGCATTCCGTCTGGCAGATTCCTGTATCCACATCTCCTATACTATATGGTTCCTGCTGCCCCGCCAGAGAGCTTTCCATATATCTCAGACATGGATAGATAATTCCATCTGGATCAACAGCAAGCATTACGCCATTGCCACCGCACCAGTTTTCCAGGTCGTCAGGCTGCTTCGGGTGAAAGAAATTTTCCTCGAACAGTGAAATGTAATAATCATTCTCCATATCAAGATTGTGTTCCAAGATATAGTCTGCAAGCTTCTTCAGCTGGTCATAAAAAACCGTTGCATGGATCATCTGCCATCCTTCTTCGTAGACGCAGTTTGCATTGATCTCGTTATATCCAAGATCGATCATGTGCGTAATTGCATCGTACACATGCATCACATTTGCAGGAGCTATCGTAACCTTGCTACCCATATATCCACCTTTGTTTACCCAATCTTTCGCCGCTGAAATTGCCAGATCATAAGATGGCCGCCCATCCGGAAATACCCGGCAGGAATCGTGAAGTTCTTTATTTCCGTCAACAGTCACAGAAAAAGACAGGCGCTGATTCCATTTCTGTAAAACTCTCTGTACTTCCGGTTCGAAGTAGCACACTCCATTCGAACATATGGAAAACATCGTTCTCGTCAGCCACGGATGGTTTAATTCGATCATCCTGTTAATCGTGTAGCTGCAGATCTGGTCAATTAATTCAATCTCCAGCAGGGGTTCCCCACCAATAAAATCAATGATAAGCCCAGGGCTTTTTTGAGGATTTATGTAATCGCCCACACCCTTATTTCCAGACAGTAAAAGATCAACCATTTTCTTCGCTGTTTCAAACGACATCTTCTTTTTGCCCTTATGTGTCTGGTAACAATACTTGCATGCCAGATTGCAGTCATCAGTGACCTGAAATGTAACGGTCTGAGTCAGAATCTTTTCTGTCCCTACCGGTTCGTGCAGCTCAGGATATAATCTGCTCAGCCTTTCGGAATATTGTTCTGTTCTTTTCATTTGATTCCCTCAATTTCACAATTGCACAGAATGTCTACTTTCAGTTCTCCTGTCTTGTACTCAAGATTCCATTTGGTCTTGTGATGTTTAAGAATCTCCGGAATATATTTTTTCTCAAGCTCTGCTACTGCCATGCTGAACTGTGCATCCAATTCCGCTCCCTGTTTCTGATAAGCCTTAAATGCCGGGCTATTGATTACATCTGGGTCTTCCATATGTGATTCGATGATTCTCTGCAGGACATCTTTAGTAAATCCCCTTTCGTAGTCCAGTCTTTCGATGTACTCTGCCTCTTTGCTGTCTACTTTAATAATTACTGTTCTCATTTTTTCCTCCTAATTAAATGAATATATCGGTGTAGTCGCCTGTCCGTAGCACTGATTCCTGCAGGTCCCGCCACAATCACTCTGACAGCTTGATGCACAGGATGTAGAGCATCCTCCGCAGCTGGTTCCGCAGCCTCCAGAACAATTGCTTTTGCAGGTTCCCATGCAGCTATCTGTGCATCCGGAACCACAGGAATTTCCACAACCCGAACAGCCGCTACAGCCAGTACAAGACTGAGCGCAGGAAGCTGTGCACTTATTATCACAACCCTGACAAGTACCAGAACAGGTACCAGAACAGGTACCGGAACAGGTACCGGAGCAGGTACCAGTGCAAGTATTACTGCATCCTTCGCAAGTCCATGTGCATGAAGAATAACATCCGCCTTCGCACCAGGTATTGCAGTCGTTCATACAATTCGCTGTGCATGTCGTGTTGCAACCGCCTTTGCATCCACCTGTGCAGTCATCAGCGCATGTCGCAAAGCAACTGTTTCCACATCCACCTGTGCAGTCTGCGCAAGTGTCTGAACAATTCGCTGTGCAGGTCTGAAGGCAATCCGTTTTGCATCCTGCCTCGCAATCATCTGCGCATGTCCGTTGACATCCAGTGCATTCATCCGAACAATTATGATTGCACTGCTTTGTGCATGTTTTGTTACAAGTACCAGAGCAGGTACCTGAGCATATCGTACTGCAATTTCGTGAACAAGAAGTCCCGCATCCGCCGCAGTTGCCAGACGCTGTGGACTTACAGCTCGTTGCACAACTCGTTCCACATCCTTTTGAACACGCCATAGATATCACCTCCTCTCATTATGTAGTCATCGCGCCGGTTGTACATCCGGAACCACAGGTATGTGTGCATCCAGAAAAACAGCCATCTGAACAACCACCGCAGGATGTAGAACAGCCATCTGAACAACTCTTTGCGCAAGTGGTATCGCAACCACCAGTACACCCAGTGCATCCCTGACAGCCAGATGTGCAAGAACCTACACATAACCCCGTACAGAGTCCTCTGCACCCACTATCACTTGCCTGCTTATCTATTTTTGCAAGGGTATCAACAAATTTCTCCGCCTGATCGACGATCACATCTGCTCCACTATGACTCTGTTGCAGGCTGTTATTCTGCAAAAAATCCGCTACATTAAGCAGCGGATCAATAACCTTTTGTATATGTTCATCTGTAATGTCTCCCCCAGTGACCGGAACAGCATTATAATCATAATTTGCAGCAAATTTATTCATTGAAGCGCTTGAACCATGCTCCACACAGCTTCTCCTTGCCATTTCTTTTTTTACTTTTGCCCGCAATTCTACAAGTCTCTCTGCTGATATCATATAGCCACCGCCTACAAACTCGTGATTGCTGTCTGAGCCGGCTGAAGCATGACATAATCAACGGACACCGTTATATTTGCGCTATTTTTCAGCAATCTCGCAGTAATAGTAACCGTATCATTCAATTCAACATTAAGTCCAAACGTCTGATAAACTCCTGCTCTTTCAAACATATTTGCAGTAATAGTTCTGGTTTCCAATATCGCTCCGCCAGACGTTACATTTAATTCGATTAGCCCGCCGTTATTTGAATTTGAGTTCACTTTCACTCTAATCAACAAGCTATAGAGTCCTTTTCTGAGACTATCGATTGCTTTTTGAAACAGTGTCTGTACTGATGCTGTCGACGACGTTTTCCTGATAACGCTGAACTGCGCGCTTGCATCTACGATATTTGCATCCGCCGACAGCTCTGGTCCTCCATAGGTATTGTCAATCGCAAGTGTGTCAATCCGTTCGATCATCTTTGCTACCCGTCGTTCGAGATATATAGTATTAAGCAGTAATGTCCTAAACATAGGATTTACTACATCCGCATGAACCAGATCCTTTGTCTCGATGATTCTCAAAGCTTCATTGAACTCCGGATTCTCCGGGATAACCACGTTCGCCATATATAATCATCTCCTTACTGTAAAACATCATCAATTTCAAATCTCATTGATACATTCGAATCTTTACCTTTTGGAAGAAAATTAGCAATCATGATGATGTCTCCTTCAGAGTCATACAATCCGATCTCACTTATGCTCTTTCCGTTGGCTTCAGATCCATTTAATGTGCAATAATATTCACACTTGTTTTCATTGGTTTTAAGTGTATGTCCATCTACCGCTTTTCGAAGAAATTCATTTTTCAATGTTTCTCCCGGACTAAGAACTGTTGAACCATTCGAGCCGCCACTTCCAAACGCAAATCCTACAATCTTAGGCAGAGTGATCTCTCCGGCTCTGGCTCTCAGGATTTTCGTCCTTCCTACTACTGTTACCTTTCCTTCCATCACAATTCCTCCGTTGTTACTTCTGTATCAAATTTTATCGTTCCATCCCATTTATACTCACCATTCCACTGATTAAGGTTCTTGTAGATCATTACATTCCCAGTCATTCCGACCGGAAGCTTTTCTGTTATCTCGCATTTAACTTCTATTAACGGCACAGAATATCCTTCCATCCAGGTATGCTGCATTCCTATATCTAACGCTGGGAATAGAACTCTTTCCCTCTCACTGCATATTGCGGCTTCAATAACATATCGAGCCTGCATTGACAGATGAGATGGCTTTATTTTGCGGATATATCCCAGCAGAATATCGACGGAATATATCGGATAGTCAGCACCAATAAGCAAATCTACATTGAAGATATACTTCTCAACCTGCTCCGAGACGCTCGCAGAAAGCCCAAATACGGTCTGTATAATGTTTTCCAGTCTATAAGGCGTAATGGACGATCTGGACGTCCTATCGCGCCGATTCACGACTGCTTTTCGGCGATCATCAATGTCTTTTGTCCTGTCAATCGGTATTCCATATGTCAGTTCATGAAAATACATTCCCCATGCCGCCGTTTCCGGAAATGACTGACTTTGCGCTTCTTCAATCCTTTTGATTGCCGTATCCAGTTCTAAACCCATGACCTCAAAAATCCATTTTCCGACGTACGACTTATCATACCATCCTCTCGTCACATACGTCAGGAGCCTCTGAGCAACCTCATTTGCAGGAAAATGTTCCAGATCAACATTATCTATATGCATCTCTATCCCTCCGTAAAATTAAGCTCCGTCGCAGTTGTGATTGGATAATAGTCTGCTGCAACCGATATGTTGTTCGTATTTTCATTTATGCGAAAATCTGAAAAGTCAATTACTCCAGCTGTATTAGACAACAATGCAGATGCAACCGTATACCGAATTTCTTCACTGTCCTTAGCTTCCCTGTAGTAGGTCTTTAATGCTGTCAGGAATGCTTCCTTTACATTGTCGATACTGTAATTGCTTTCCAGTTCAAGCACTGCACTGTAGGATACAGTCATGTCCTTCACTGTAGATATCGTTACGGATGCTCCAATCGGAGCCAAACGCTTCATTCTGTCCTTTGGGGATACAATATAGTCTTCAACTGCTTTTAGAGTATCTTCTCCAACCGCAGAACCATCCGGATCCGCAACAACAACCTTAACGGTGCCAGGTCCTTTCCATTCAGCTTCGACCACGGCAGAACCAACACCAGATACTTCTTTCGCCCAACGGACATAATCTGCGTCACATCCTACAAAGGAAACCTCTGCGGAGCGAAGCTTTTCAAGGATTCTTTCTCGGTATGTGTCGTCGTCCTCTTCGTCTGTGCCACCCCTGATAGGATTCTCATTCGTCACAGAAGTAACATTCTTGTTTGGCTGTTTCTGCAATGTCACAGTATTTCTTGTCACATTATAAGAAGCTCCTGTGAGAACAGACGCAACAGGTATGTCAACCGTTCCCTGCTCTGGTATAGTTGCTTCCTCAGTCGTCGCAAATTCAACAGATTCGACATCTGTCGTACCTTCTGTACAAAATACCGTCCCTTCCTCGATAATCGTTCCAGCGGTGCCTACGACGGTCACATGACCGGATGCTCTGCTCGCCTGCTTTCGTGTAACCTTTGCAGATACACCATGCAAATCAAGCCATTGACCCCAAGCCCACATCGGGAACATCAACATCAATGTCCGGGTAAGGTTATACTGTATTAACCTCGATATTTCAATCGCTGTTGGCATTGTGAAATCGTATGGGAAATCTGCCGGCATATCAGAGATATCAACAGGCAGATTGTTCATCATCCTGGATTGGATCGTATCAGGATCACTATTATCTATAAATTCTGGAGTTACAAATTCTTCTGTCAAATTCTCATCTCCTTTTCAATGTTACTTCTAAATCAAATTTCTCCCAGTGTATTGCGTACACTGTAAATTTCACATAAACCACAGATGGTTCCCATGAGAACTCAAAGTCCTCTACGGATTCAGTCCTTGGATTTACCATCAGAGCCTCTTCTATGGTACGTTCAATTGCCAGTTCCACAGCTGTGTCATCTTCTTCCTTCATGGCATCTTCCATCTCTGCACCGATGTCATCGTCGTACCCGAGGCAACTATATCTTTCTGTTGATACGGCCTTCACGCACCATATCTTGTACGCTTCAAGTCCTTCGCTTTTGAGCATACAAAAAGGAGATTTACAAACGAAATCTCCTTTCTCTAAGTCCCACGCCACAGATGGCTTGTACTCTGTATCATATTCTTCATTTTCTTCCTCATATTCCGGTATATCCACCACCGGATATAAGTTATTGTCTGCCATATGTCCTCCTATACTGTCCTCTTATACCGGTCTGGTTATAATGTCGATCACAACAGCAGTGTCTTGCACCCACGCAATCAACACTCTGTCTCCGGCCTGCAACTGCCGCATAGATTCCGGAAGATATGCTTTTCCAGAATGTTCATCTGCCCGGACATCGCAAAATGCATCTCCCGTCTTTCCAAGAGTTAATTGCCTACAAACTCTGTAATCACTCTTAGGAATTGGAATCGGAAATGTATTCGAGAGCAGGCTGCCGTCTGCCTGAATCTCTGCAAAATCAAGGCAGAGCGGCTTATCTGCATGATCTCTCATTCTTGCATCTAATACCGCAGCTAATCGTGCGACACCGTCATTACTGTCATATGTCATATGCCCTCCTAATCAAACGAGCCTTCGTCTACCCAGCCGCATACATGGGTCTCAGCCCAGTTAACATTTTCCAAGCACCATGGATGAGCACTGCCCGGATTACTGTGTGTTATTGTCGCCTTTCCGGCGCTTACCTTATATCCTGACGTTGCATCCGAAGAAACATAATGATAGCCGCCATGGAAGTTGACTGTATCTCCGATGCTGTAATCTCCATCCTTTTTCTTGTTATCCTTTTTCGAAGACGAAGATTTCAGCTTAGTTTTCTTTAAAGTCATAGTCATTTCCATCTTGTCGCAATCATGAGTAATTGCCTTTACCCAGTAATACCCTGATCCAGTTGACATTTTAAGATGGATAATATCTCCTTTTCGGATGATAGGAATGTCGATAGTAACTACCTTGATTTCCTCTTTCGGCTTTCCATCATCATCAAGGACTTCCTTTGCCTCTTTTTTTGCTTCATCTAAGCTATCATCCTTGCCTCTTGTAAGTATTTTCTGGCGAATGCCGTACTTTGTCTGACCATCGACCGTTGCTTCTACAGGTCTGCGCTTATCATCGTCTGCTTCTCCGAGAATCTTTACTCGCGTAACCATTCCCGAAGTGCTGATCTTATGAGAAACACTTATCAGATTTTCTGTTTCGGCAAAATGATAAATGTTCTTGTTGCTGCCAATTGCCAGAATCTGGGCTTTGCCCTTGACAGAACGGATTGCAGAATAGCCCCCACCCTTTTTCTTCGCTTCATCCAGAATATCTTTGACCATTGTGCCGAGTTTCTTCTTGTCTTCCTTAATAACTCCGTGGACCACATCAGGTCCGGTATATTTACCAATTGGTATACCCCATTTCTTGAAATAATCCTGTATAACCTGCTTGGTTCTTGCTCCGGAAGAATAATATACACAGTCTTCCGACTCCTGCAAATCATACAGGTTATCATAGGCCTTCAGCTTTAATGGTTGACTGCTTGACTTTGCAGATGGATTCCATTCTACAATCCGGCCACGCATAGCTTCCTGTGCAGTTCCAGTCTTGTACCGATAATACAAGTACAAATAACATCCCGGTTTAGACAAACTGGAAATCCTGCCTTTTGTGGTCTTATCATTCTTTACAGTGCACGACAATCTGGCTGCAAGTTCGTTTTCCAGCTCTTCCCATCCCAAATCTTCGACAAAATTGGTGATGTCATATTTTTTCTTTTTTTCAGTCACGAGGACTAAATAATAAGAATATTTCAGCGGATCAATCATATAATGCCTCCTTTACGGTATCGTAAGGATAGTGCCAGGGAATATCCAGTCCCCTTGGTTGCTATCCTTATGCCCGTATTTTTTCGCAGCCTTTTCTATCGCTGTCTTATTTGCATCATAAATCTTTTTCCAATCTGCTCCTGATCCGTAAAATTTCTTTGCGATATTCCACAGGCAGTCACCAGTTTTAATGGTGTATGTCTGTTTTTTCTTATCTGTTGAACTCTTTTTCAGGTTCGTTCGGGCTGTCGTCTTCTTTTTCTTCTTATCAATGCCAAGGTCCTTTGTGGTCTGGATTTTAAGCGGACGATAACGATAAAAGGAAATGCTATAAAAGTAATCTCCTTTCCCGCCAAATTTCTTATATTCAAAGCTATTAATCGTCACATCAACATTGATGCCGCCGCCGGCAGAAATGATAAGGTTCAGAACCGTTCCCTTATCTCGCCAGTTTTCCAGCTTCTTTATAACAGATTTCGGATCCAGCCACTTCGTATGTATGGTGGACATCTTTTTTCTGGCTCTTCCCCAGAGGTATCCATCCCATTCATATGATCTGATATCCGGACCAGCCGGAAATGCAAAGGTTCCTTTTTTTATCAGATCGTACTTCTGGTATTTTGAATTTCCCTTAACAGTAATCTCCTTGTCTGGGAGAGAAGGAAAGCGAAGACAAGATTGCTTATTTGCCGCCTCTTTTAAATATATCTCCATGCCCTCTCCCCTTTCTACGTCGGCATATTTGCGTATGATTCGAGTAATCTTGATGCCAGTTCTCCGGACATTTCGTTAATTAACTCTTTCAGTTTCTCTTTGATTGAATTTACTGTGTCATTGCCGCCCTCTCCGTTAATGTTGAAGACAGGATTCATATTGACAACGATTTGTCCTTTATCGCCATTGTTACCAGAACTTCCGGAAGATGAGTCTGAGGAACCTCCTGACAGTGGGACATCTCCAATCATGCCGCCGTCTGCATACTCTTTGACACCCAATGCCCGTCCAGCCTGTAACCACAAGTCCATGCCTCTGTCTCGGCGTTTTGAGCCAAGAGGAATAATGGCTTCTGGACCATCTTCGCCTACCCAGGATAATAACGGTCCGGTAACGATGCTTCCCTCCGCATTGCCTGCAATAGATGCCTTTACAGAAGAACCGCTTCCAGATGTTGTTATTCCGGCGCTAGGGTTCGTGATATGCCAGTCAAGAGTTACATTAACTGTACAAGACGCAGGAATCGGATTTGAAAATGTAGACTGTACTTCTCCTGCAACTTCAGAATATACTTCAGCGGCATTATTTGTTTGATCGAGTGTTACGTCAGTGTGTCCGTCTGTCGGCATAGATTCAGAGAATGTAGATTCTACCTCTGACTGTGCCTGCTCTTTTGCTCCGGACGCATCTGTGGTCGCATCAGTGATATTAACGTTTGCAGTTGTATCTGCCTCAACCGGTTCTGTTTCAGTCTGCGATTCTGTCGCACTCTGAATACCGGAAGTATCAACATTTACTAATTCCTGCGGAATCGTTACCGTTGCCCCAGACGTTACAGTTATGTCATTCGCCGCAAGCGTACCGGATTCCATGCCAAGGGCTGCCTCAATCTGCGCTGTAGCTGATTCTGAATCAACCTCAACGTTTGATAAGTCCACCTTAACTCCTTCGGCAGTAACAGAAAACTCTGCTCCCTCAGTTGTTAACGCAGACATAGCGTCACTTATTGCAGCTTGTGCGGCATCACCATTCACTTCTGCCTTCAAGGTATCCATTGAAATCGTAATCTCATCTCCAGGATGAATAATGTACGGTTCTTCAATGCCGTTTTCTTCTGCGATCTTATGCCAGTCAACGCCAAGAGCATTTCCGATATCCCAGAGACAGTCGCCAGCTTCAATCTTGATTTTTGCGCCTTCTGCCGTAACTTCTTCAGTAGTTGCAAGGTCACCCAGTTTCTCATTCATGGCCGATACCCATGCGTCCTTATCAATGTCTACATCACCATCAACAGAGGCTTTCAGGCCTTCAAGAGTAATCTCATCGTCAGTCGTTTCTGCGGTAGCTCTGTCAATTGCCTCCCTAAACTGTTCCGGCAAGGTGGCTCTGACACTCTCGTACATAGGATTGTTCGGGTCTGTCAGTACACTCTTCATTTCTTCACTTCCGCTCTCCATAATCTGGTTTGCGTAGTTCTGCCATGCCGCATCTTCGTCTCCTGCTGCCGCCCCAACCTCGATAGCTTCATTGAATCCATCCATAAGAGACTTCGGGATTGCCTGACCGCTTTCTCTGTACTGATCGATAAGGCTCTGCATTGATGAAACATCTGGCTTCATTGACTGATATAGTTCATTTAGTGCGCTCTGATCTGCATCTGCACCGATTCCAAGGAATCCATGACCGTTGTCAAGCGACTGGAACAAGCTGTCAAATGTATTTCCAAGCATTCCATAAGAGCCTTCCTGTAGACTTGTCTCTGCACTTTTCAGTGCTATTTGTGCGCTTTCTGTAAGCTTCTGAATGTTTCCGGTAATCTTATCTCCGTAAGCATCATTCAGCGTATTGCTTCCAAGCTGTAAGGATTTGGAAAGTTCTGATCCTTCCTGTCCTCTGACATACCAACCGGTCATTTCTTGATAATGCTGATTCTGTGCTGCTGTGATTCTGCCAGACTTTTCCATCGCATTCAACTCTGCATACCATTGCGTCACATCCGACTGGACACTTTCCATCGCAGTTTCTCTCTGACTTCTCATTTCCTCAACCAAATCGGTGAATGAGCCGCTTGTAAGGTCCGCTGCACTCAGCTTACCGTATTTCTGATTGATCCAGTCCCACTGTGCCTGAGCTTCGGACTCTTTCCATCGAGCAGTGATATTGTTCATTTTCTCCTGCAATGCACTAATAGCTTCTTCTTCATTCACATCAATGATGCCGTCTCTTAGGGCTTCTGATACCTTTTGCGACAACTGACTGGATAAATCGGATAGCTCTAAATTGTCCGCTCTAGCCCATTCCTTGATGTTCTGGGCTAATGTCTGGCCGTCTTCTGTCCCTCCGAGATATGTCTGGACGTGAATGTGAGCCGCAAATGTACGACTCTCCAGTTCAGATATCTTACTTTCAACAAAAGTATTAATATTATCCGTATATTCCTGCTGTTCATCAGCTGTCAAAGTGATTCCAACTCTGCTCTTGAATTCAAGAACATCATTTGATTCCAAAGCTTTCTGCGCTTCAGCTCTCAGATTGTCGGCATTCTGTACTTCATTCAATGCCAGTTCAACATTGGTAAGGTACTTCTGATTCAGTATTCCTGCCGCTGCATCTTTGACTTCATCTGCAGATAATTTAATCTTTCCGAAATGATCTTCAAGACTATTTTCCAGCTGTGTCTCATTGTACTTGTCGATCGCAAGCTTAATACCGATGATCGCCGCTGTAATTCCCGCTGCCGCAAGTCCAACTTTCGCTCCTACAGGAATCATGGAACTCAGATTGCCTGCAAAGTCCATCACATCGTTTGCATTTCCAGCTGCCTCTGTGATGTTGCCAATAGCATCTCCGATAGGAGACAAGGTTTCCACTATGCTTTTCCCTTTTTGAGCAACCGTAGCTGCTCCTTTTGCAAGAATCCCTGCACTTAACCAAGATGTTAATCCCGCTTTTTCACCGCCAGGAAGAATAGCCGCTGCACTCGAAAATAATGTGCCCAGCCCACTGGATATTAATTGCGCGCCATCTCCAGAAACCCAATTCCCGAACGGCTTTGCGATTATTGAATCCCATGCTATGTCTATCTTTCCAAACAGATCTGCATTCTTCCACTCGTCAGAACTGGTCATGTCAGTGATCTTGCGTTTTACGCCTGCAATCTTATCATCTACCACATCCATAACCGCATTGATTCCGTCTGTTATCCCTGGCATTGCATCAGCTATTCCGCCTGCAATATCTCTCAGGTATGGAGATAGACGTTTCCCGAAGGCGTTCTCTGTGCCTTCGATAGCGCTCTGCATTAATGTAAAGGAGCCTTTAAGGTTGTCCAGCATCGTGTCAGCCATTCCCTCTGCCGCATCTTTTGAATTGCCAATTGCTGTGCTCAGCTTGTTGTAATCCTCTTCACTGGCGTTGATGATTGCTAACATGCCGGCCATGGCCTCTTTTCCGAAAATGGTTGAAGCTGCTGCTGTCTGCTCAGTCTCAGAAAGTCCACCCAAGCTTCCTCGAAGATTATCTATTACTCCTCGAAGGGATTTCATGTTTCCTTCAGAATCTGTAAGGCTGATTCCGTATTTATCCATAGCTGCTGCCATGCTGTCTGTAGGTGCCGCCATATTTGCCAAAGATGTTTTAAGTGCGGTACCGGCCATGCTACCTTTAATACTTGCATTTGCCATTAAACCAAGCGCAAGAGATGTATCTTCAACGCTGTAATTCATAGCGCCAGCAACAGGAGCGACATATTTAAACGATTCTCCAAGCATTGACACATTTGTGTTGGCATTGGCGCTCGCCTGAGCAAGAACATCAGCAAAATGCCCTGCATCACCCGCCTGTAATCCGAAAGCTGTCAGCGCATCTGTCACAATATCGGAAGTCGTACCAAGGTCTTCGCCAGATGCTGCTGCAAGACTCATAATACCGGATATACCATCAATCATCTGCTGTGGCTTCCATCCTGCCATAGCCATGTAATTAAACGCCTCAGCTGATTCTGTAGCCGTAAACTTGGTCGTTGCGCCCATCTCCTGTGCTTTTGCGGTCAGATCATCAAACTCCTGTCCTGTTGCGCCGGATATAGCTTTTACCTGCGACATCATAGACTCGAAGTCCTGGAAGGAATTAACCGATTCTGCCACACCGAAACTGGCACCGATCAACGATGCCCCTTGCACAACCGGATTTTTTGCTGCACTTGCAAGCGCAGAAATAGGAGCGGTTGCCGCATCTATGACACCAATGGTAGCATTAAACACGCTTCCTCCCCATGATTCTGCTGCATCCTGTGCGGCCCGGATAACCGGCGTAGCTTCATCAGATGCTCCAATCTCGGCATCCCCACTCATTCCATCGAAATTCTCCACCGCATCAGAAGCGGCGGATACTACCGGGGTGGCGCTATCGTCTGCTCCTATTTCTGCATCTCCGGAAGTACCGTCAAAATTTTCTACAGCATCCGAAGCAGCATTGACCGTCTGCGTAGCAGAATCATCTGCTGCAACTTCAACTTGTGCCGTCTCTCCGTCAATCTGTTCTGTTGCATTTTCAACAGCTGAAAGAACAGGAGTTGCATTGTCGTCTGCTTCAATCTCTATCTCAGCCGCTACGCCCGATCTGCGCTGGAATCGTTGTGCCGCCCTGTCTGCCCTCTCAAACGCTCTTTCCATTGCAGTGAGATTCCTGGTCACACTCGACGTTCCGGAACCGGTATTGTCGACTACATTAACAGGAATCTCTATCCTTATCGTTTCTGCCAAGCATCTCACCTCTTTTCATTTTTCTTGATATTCTCTTCAATCCATACCTCCGTAGAGGCAAAAAGAAAGGCTCTGACCCCAGAGGGCAAAGCCATCACTTCATCCGGTCTAATCCCCTGTCTCTGGAATATCCAGTGCAACAGGGCTGATTTATAACCGGACCTTATAAGTTTTTTGCTGTATTAACTTTATCTTCTTCTGTGTTATATCCGCAGAGTTCATCAAGTGTAGTAAGAACTTTCTCTTTCTCTCCCGGAAGAAGAGCTGCTTCGATCACGTCAAGTGCATTGATAATCTTCTTTCCTTTCTTTCTAAGTGCTTCCTGAATATTTTTATTGTTCCATAATTTTTCCTGATCTTCTGCTACAGTTGCATTGTAGATGAGGGAACTGCGGAATTTTGCATTATCCATTCCATCCGTTACTTTCATTCCAGTTCTCTTGTTTTTTGCGTATTTGGTGTACTTTTTCCTGATCTCATACATATCATCATCTGATAATGCATGGACAGAAAAAGCAAAATACAATTTTCCGGAACGAATGATTTTAATTTCCTTCGTTTCTTCATCCACATCATCTGCTGCCTCTAAAATACCATTCAGATAATCCATTTCATTAGCTCTCATATCTTCCTTTAATGCTTCCTCGGCTTCCGCCTCTGTCATATCAATTTCAGTTGTTCTTGGTTCTTCATTTTCGATATTTGCAGTTCTTGCCATGTATTATTTTCCTCCGTTTATAAAAATAAGGGTGGCCAGTTTTAGCCACCCTTGTGTTGACCAGATATCAAATTGTCAGTGATGAACGGGGTTCTACTTCCCCGTTGCAGTGCAGATTATAAGATCTTGATAATGTATCTCCTGTACTTACATTCTGCAGATCCTGGTCACCGCTAAAGATACATTCACGATATGTAATGCGTTCCTGGGAGCCATTACGCCCTTCAATAACTCCATCTAAAGTCATAACCGGGCTTTCTCCTTTATTTACCGCACTAACAACATTGTTGAATAATTCGCCATCCAGAACAACGATCTCCGAAATTGTAATCGTGACTCCAATAGTATTGTTTGTTTCCAGTTCTCTGTTCTGTCCTAATGGCTGATATTTGGTATTATTAAAAGATGTTTTCGACTGAAAACTGCTTACCTGCGCAAACGGAACCCCATCTGCATTGTAAAGCATGGCATCTTTACCTGAACGACTATGTCTCGCGTCTGTTGCAGCACTTGTATTTAACATTCACCTTTCCTCCTTTACTCTGCATTGGTACTGAATCTAAACTTATAGAATGAGTAAATATGTTCCGCAGAATCCTTATCAATGATATCAAGGTCAAAATAACAGTTATCTGCGTCTGCAATATAAGTCGTGCTCTCAGTTACTGTTCCTGCTGTTAATTTTTTTTCTTTGATCATGGCATTGATAATTCCCTGAATTTTTCCAATAATAGTGGCTTTTCCATTTTTATCAGGATCGACTTTTCCAACTAAAGCGTCGGACTGGGCATTTGCTCTGTACAATAACTCATATCTTGTTCTTACACGGCGGATTTTCTTCCAACCTTTATCTTTGTTATCTGGAAGATTGATCAGTGTATTGATTCCAGCATCAATCCATACCTCATCTTCTGTAGACTTACTAAGAACCAAGCATCCCTTCAGTTCCGCTTTTATAATCTGAGTATATGTAAGCGGTTCTGCAAGATCTACATATCGAGTAATCACCATATGAGTCACTGCCTGATTTGCAGGAGTTGCTGCAATAAGTCCAGCAATCAAGCCGGCAGTCTGATATCCATCCAGAGTTCCCTCATTGATAAAGACTTTTGGATTGAGAACATAAACTATATTCTCACCATCAAATCCTGCTGCCGCATTCATTCTTTCGTCTAAATCTTTGTTATCTTTCTCTGCAACAACTCCAATCCCAAATTGACTGGTTTCATAAATTCTGTCCAGAAATGCCTGTAACAGCGCATGTACTGCTGTATCTTCTGTATCAACACAAATTGTATTGAAGAAATATTTTTCTGCCTGTGAAAAAGCAGCTGAATAATTGGCAGTTGCTACTGTAGGATTCTTTCCTCCCGTAAACGCTGTCTGATTCACATTAGTCATGATTCCTTTTGCAGATTCTTCAAGATTAGCCGTGAAATTCTTTGAATTTGCAAAAGCACTTACAAGACTTGCAGCTTCATTATCGCCTGCTGAAAAATATACTTTTTCAAATTCAGTAGTTCCTGTATAGATAATGCATTCTTTCCTGTCTTTGTCAGTTAAGCGGTTTCTAATAGTTACAGAAAATGGCATCTCTCCTGGATGTTTTGCTGTGATCTTAACTTTTCCAGTTGCAGCTGTAAGACTTACGCTCGCCACAGCTCCGCCCGTTCCATTAAGGCGACAGCAAATAACTTTCTTTGCACCACCATACAGAACTTCACGAATCAGGTCAGTCGTTAATCCATCTCCGTAGATTGTTGTGTAATCGTCTCCTCTCTCTAAGACTGTTACTTTATCTACTGGTCCAAACGTTGCTTTAAACACAGCTACAACAACTCCGTCAATTGCCCCGAAAGAATCATCGTCACCATTCTTATCTACGTTGAAATAACTTCCTGGTCGAACTTTTGTACCTACTTCAGGAATCTGGAAATATTCCGCCATTATTTGACCTCCTTCTTCATAAATTCTTCGACAAGCTTCTCGGCTTCTGAAACAGTCATGCTTTTCTTTTTTGACAGTTTCAGTGCCACCATCGCGCAATCAGGGCAAGAAAAAAGCTGATCGCGTGCGGCAATCAGCTCATCTACCCCATATTCCGTTTCTTTCTCTGCCGGAAGAACTTCTTTTGTTTCTTCCGGAGCATTTGTTTTCTTTGTTTCTGCCATTGCTTCTCCTTTCAATTTGTGAATTCCATGCCTATTCTTGCAATATTATGTTTTTTCACACTGCATCTGAGACATCCATATTTACCAGTTATAGTCAGCTGTCCCTCTCTGAGGTAATCTGACTTATTATTCAGTTCTAATCCCTGAATAGTCATAGGGGAGTCATCCAGCATGATTATCTCCTCATCTATGGCTACCTTCTGATTGATAGATGCAAGTGTCTTTAACCTTGTGCCAGCTCCCGGATAAATCAGATGTACTGCGATTTTCCCTATAAACCATGAAATCGTATTCATGCAATGCCCTGTTGTATGCGCTAAATGTGCCAACCTACAATAGAACACTGGCGTTTTAGAGGTTTCGACAAAATCTCCAACATTGTCTATGCCAAGCACAATTGTTTCTGGAAATATCTTTTTGATATACGCAGCTACCGCAAGAACCGGATCAGGATCCGTGCTGAATTGTTCTGAGTATTCGAGGATGTCAAATGCCATTTCTTTGCACCACACCTCTTTTCCCTCAATCGCGTATGATTCTGTACGCGCCCATGCCACGCAAAACGGTGCTTCTCCTGTCGGCTTCATCAGTACGTCCTGAAGGCAGTGCTTCACAGCTGTTTCAATATCTTCGATTATTGTACTGGTTTTATCCGTATACATTGCAGCATACAAGGTTCCCGCCGATGATCGTTCCTGATTGACCTGCATATCGATACGGTAGCATATCCTCGGATACTGCGTGGCTCCTTCCCATCCTTCCTGCTGGTCTGCCGGAAACTCAGAATCAAAAATTGCAGGTGCTCCGGCATATGTAGCAAGCATTGTCTGCAAATTTTCGTCTGCAGAAAGACGTTTAAAAATCAGTTCACTAAGATTCATTCGCAGCCTCCCTGTATTCCTGAACTGTGCGAAGGCCATCGCTTGAATATCTTATTTCCCACTCATTTTTATAAACTTCTGAAACAGGTATGAAGAAATGATTTTGGGTGTTTGTCTTCTCATTCGGGAACATGACTGTTATCCGTTCCTCAGAAACATGGTAAACAATACCAGACATTCCTTCTTTCCATGTTCTGTGCTTTGCATATATGAGTGTTCCTCTGCGTACTTCGTCCATATCGAATTCTATTCGTTCAATATGATTAATCAGCATGTCAGCCTCCTATCTCTGCAAATATAGCCATGATATTCGGCAATGCAGTCTGCTGTATCTTGTCGACAAAAGGACGGGCTGCCATCTTTCTTGTTCCATGTTCCAGATAACCAGCGTATCCCATGCCTGACGTAATGCATACCGCACCGCCACTCATATTCCAGTTTCGTCTTAAATTGCCACTTCGAACACCTGGTGGACTGCCCGGAGCTGACGGGCTTGGATTTGCCAGTACAGATAATGCAGCATTTCTAAGGGCATTTGAAGCCCTTGGATATCTTGCGATCACCTGCTGCTCTATCCGTTCCTTGTCTGTTTGAACTTGAACTTTTACTGCTTCTGCTGCTTCGGCAGGCGTCATTTCAGATCATTCCTTTCTTCGAGATATATCAAGCCAGTTGCTCCAAGGTTTCCGGGATCCTCAGACAAAAGAACGAGAAAGGTTCTGCCCGCAGTAGTCAAATAGTCTCCCTGCTTTACATCTGCAAAATCCCGGATAACAAGAGTGTGAGTTAAGGAATGCTGTTCCTGATCCCACCTGTGTTTCATTCGGTCAGATTCATGTGTAGATGCTTCAGCAAGTATTCCTGATATCTCGCCTTTCGCTTCAAAATCTGACACAGGATGTCCGAGTATGTTGCGAATGCTCTTTCGTCTTACCACAAAATCTGTCCATAAATTTCCCGGTCTTAGATACATCAAGCCAAATGGACTAATCATATATCTACACCATCACTTTCTTCATGGCTCATCATTCCGTTGTAGAAATATGGCACTGGCTGTTTACTTGTATCTCCGGCATTCATCAGAATAGCCGATGGGGATACAGAAGCAAGTTTCAGGTCTTTCTTCAGCTTCTCATATTCTTCCTGCCACAATTTAGCCCTATCACCGAATTTGAATGATGTAGGGCCAACCGTTGTATCAGGCTCAAAAGAAAACCTGCGAAATATGCTTTCAAGGCACTTTAATTTTGCCCGTTTCCAATCTTTCGCAGACTGAACATCATCACATAAAACAATGTATTCCTCGTCTGACAATGCACAAGTTCTCTCTTTTCCATCTACCATCACATCTCCAAGTTCAAACCTCATTCGATCTTTCCCATACGATGTGATCATGGCAGGTTCATATGTATAAGTTCCTGCCATCAGGCATCACCTTTACTTTCTTCCTGTTCAATGAGATTTTTGGCTTTTGACTCTGCTGCTTTTTTTACGGTTGCTCTGGAGTCAAGAGCATTGATGATAATAAGCGTTGTATCGTCCTCAATATTCCCTCTAATATGAGCTACAGCAGCATCTGCACTCATCTGCATAGTTTTTACTGCATCCTGCATCTGAGGCTCTGTAACGTCCAAATCAATCGTCTCGTGACCTTTGACAATTGGAATAGAAAAGCTTACCTCTCCTACCATAGCAACACATTCTTCAAGATTATCCTCCGGAACAGCGTCATGAATCACTGATAACAGCCCCATCTTTACTAAACTGGCGTAATCAACCACTTCTTCAACCGGGACTTCTTCACCGATGAAATATTTCTTTCCATTCAGATTGCATGGCTTGTTTGCAACAAGTTTCATAGGTTCCTCCTTAAACTGCAGCTTTATAAAATCTTGCAAGATCGTCAGATGTCTTCTTCATATCTGTCGCCATAAGACCTTCAATGTACTCAGTATGTGTGCCATTCTCTCCAAGATAGTTCAGGATCGGAAGCATCTGTCCATTGCCGAGCATATCCCATGTGAAGATATAACCTGCAGACGGTTCATCGATACTCGGTGCGTTAGTTGCATAAGCCAGTAGAAATGCGTTCGGATCTCCGATATACTGCATTTCTTCATCTGCGCCCATGCTTGCACTGTTCATAATGGATTTAAGCACTACAATCTTTTCAACTCCAAACAACTGCGCAAGCACATTCTCTGTTACAGATGCCGGATTTGCTGTGCTTCCACCGTATTTAACCCTTTCGAGGATGCCCGGATGTACTTTCAGAGCATTAAATACATTAATACCAAGACCAAGACGATTCGGCATGCGACCTGCCTGCTGGTTCATGTCGGTCTTCTCTTTGTCGATAAATGCAATAGGGTCAGAATTTGCATTGCTGAACTTAATGAACTGGTTTGTGCTTGGAGTGGTGTTATCAACACCCTCAAGTTCGTTCTTCCATGCTCCTTCTTTGAAATAGCTCGCTGCAAACAAACGGTCCTGGTGGATGTTAGCCTGTTCTGCAATTGTTCTAGTGCGCTGCTGTTTAGGCTGAATGATAGATGGACCCTGACGTCTGGAAAGGTCGGTCTGGCGAATCTGGTCGATACCCATAATCATCTGATCTACTTTGCAGACATAGTTGTCAGTGCTTTCGCCAATTGTTGTCGGGTCAACTTTGCCATATGCCGGTTTTCTCTGCCAGTTATCTCTCAGGAGATCTTCTCTGCTAAAAATGTAGTAATTGTCAGAAGAAAGACCTACCGGACAAGTTGGAAAAAGAGCTTTTGCGAAATAATTGCTGGCATTCTGGTAATAAGCCAGTGCCATGTTAGTAAGTGCTGTGTGGGGTCTGAACACGCCTTTTGCGATTTCAGCCTTAATTCCCGCTGTTGTATTTCTCATGTTTACATTCCTCCTTTACGCTTTTGCTTTCTGATATTTTGCAATCTGGATTCTGCTGTATCCTCCGGCAGACACAGAATTGAGGGCAACACCAATCACGTACTCTCCCGCTTTAGCTACTGCTGCCTTTCCACCTGTGGTGGCTGTGACTTCCTGTCCTTTTTTGATTTCCGCAGACGCAATTGCATAGCCAATGTCCTTGATCTGGATTTCAAGATCATCACCTTTCTTTACTTTTCCTGATTCAGCACCAGAAATATCGTTGTAGCCACCTTCGATAATAGATAAGCCGAGCAGGGGTGCTGTTCCGTTTGCGGCGATCACTACATTTCCATCTTCATCATATTTCAGAATAAGATTGCGGACATCTGCAATATCAGCTCCTGCCTTTTCTGCGATAGTCACAGACTGGTTGATCATTGTTCCGTTAAAGTTTGTACCCATCTTTCTTCACTCCTTTCTCAATAGCCCGCTTCTGCTTCATATTCATCCAAGAGTTCTGGATGATCCTCCCACGCTTTTGCAAGAGCTGCATTATATGTCAGAGCAGAGTCTTTTTCCATATATCCCTTTGCAATAGTATCGATCTTACTTTCTGCTGCAGACTTCTTAATAGATGCTACAGGATTGCCTGAGAAGGACTTCCCAATTTCGCTAAATACGCCAGACTTCTCAACCATATCAACGCTTCTGTCCAGAACGCTAATCATATCATTGTATGCGGTTCCGCCTGCATCCTTTAAAGACTTCAGAGTTTTCACTAATTCTTCCGGCTTTTCTCCGACAATCTCATATTTCTTTGCGACATCAAGAAGCTCTCTTTCTTCTGCTTCTGCCGCTCTCTTTTCCAGAGCCTCTAATCTTGCTCTTACAGCAGGATGTAATCCTTTGTAGATATCATCTCCGGTGTCTGCACTTGTCTCTGTTGTAGGTGCTGCTGGTGGCGGTGTTACTGACTTCTGAGTTTTCGTAACTTCGGAATCATCTACAATATCCGGATCCTCCGCTTTAGGTGCACTCTTTCCAACCGGTTCTTCTGTCTGTTCTTCTGTTTCTACTGCATATTTTTTGATAAGTTCATCATACGCAGTTCTTTCTTCTGCGGTCATTTTAGACTTGTTGATTTTAAGCATGTCTTCCAATTCCCCTTTCTCATTATCTCCGTTTGATTTTTCAATAATATCTGTCAGATTCTTATGTGCTTTCATAACCATCTGAAGATCTGTTTTATCTGGTGTATCCAGATTCTTTCTGATATTCGTCGCTGTGCCAGAAGCCCAGTTCGGGATATATCCTTTCATAGCTTCTGCAAACTGTTCTGTGCTTGTTTCCATTGCGGCCTGCTTCGCAGAACTGTCCATTTCTGCATCGCACAGAATAGAGTTCAGTGAATTCTGCAGTGCATAGCAAGTAGACCAGATTTCATCCCTGATTGCATCCATGCTGACAGCGTTGATCTGTTCATTGAATGTTGTTGCTGATTTTGTAATCTCTGAGTCTGACTTACTCAATTCACCCGTAATCCAGTTCACAAATCGTTTGAAAAGACCTACCTCTGGATTTGAAATTTCTTCCCCATCCTTGCTTTTCTTTATCTTAATATTTGCCATCTGGTTAGCTCCCTGGTCCACAAAATCAACTTTCTTTATATGCAGACCTTCAAGTTTTGTCGCCAAGTCATTCCCTCCTTTCGCTTTATTTATCAAAAAAGCACCGTTTCCGGTGCCTATTGATCAGATTCTTCATCTTCCACTTCTACTCTCTTTGCTTCTCCCTCTATGGAAAACATAGAGTATGTTCCATCTTTAACCTTTTCCCACACATCGGCATCTGTTACCTGAAAACCAATCCACCATCCCGTTGGAAGTGTTCCCTCTGGAATACCCATAGCTTCCATCTTTTCTTTTGTAAATACTGCACTTTCAATCAGTCTGGCAACGCCGCCTCTTATATGCATCTCTCCACCTTCCCGGTAAAGATCAACAAATTTGTATGCCGCCTGTTCCAGTTCCTCTGGTTCGATGATGTCATGCTGCAGGTCTTCCAGCACTTCTCCATCTGCGGTAATCGAAATATTGGCCCATCCGAACGCCTGCATTTTTTCATCATCGGATTTCTTGATCTGAAATTTTCTTTTTTCAACCGGTATGTCTTTCGATTCCGGTTCATCTCTTATCTTCATGATTTCATTAAACGATTTCATATGTTGCCTCCACATATTTGACCGCGCATTTGCACCGAGGATGCAATGGCGGCAATAATACTGTTACATTCCTTCTTCCTGACTGTGTCTCAAAACTATCATCCATACTAATCTGTACGCCCTCAAGAGCCTGGCACTCTTTGCACACTCTCTCATCAAGAGCAGTTGACCATTCTTTCTTCATTTCCGGCATGATTTGATGCCGGATGGCTTCTCTGATGAAAGCATCTGCTCCCGCATTGTATGCCTGTGCAATCTCTGTCCTGGCGATTGTTTCAGCCCTATATCTCTGTTGTCGCTCAGCATACTTCGCAGCCGCTGTCCTGGCCTTTCTCTCAATAGATTCTTCTTTCATGCGTGGATGATCTGCTCTCAACTGAGTCTTCACACTGTTATAATGCCTCAGATTCGCTGCTGCCTGCCTCTCCGTCAAGCCAACCGTTGGCCGGATATATCGAGCAGTTTCATCGCTACCCATACCTAATGACTGGGCTTCTGCAATCAAATAGCGGACCGCATTCACCTGATCACTACAGACATTCGTAATCAAGTTACCTGTTCGATTTATAATCCAATCTCTCACATAGATTTCTGAACTAATCTTTTCTTCCAGGCCAACAAATTCAGCTGTTGAATTCCACGCCGCAAAATAAGCGCTTTCCCATGATGCTGTCATTTTCGAGGAAAGAAAGACAGAATAATCTGAGAACCATTGATCAAACAGGCTCTGCGGATCCGCTTCTCCGATTACAATCTCCCGCAAGTCCTTATACAGCATAACCGCTGCCTGATCTTTCCAGAACCTTACAAGCCATTTCATCGGCTCGTCCAGGTTACTCTCAAGATAATTATCAAGGGCTTCAAGAACCTTCTGTGATTCTACGCTTTTTTTAATCGTTCGAGACCTTGCCCGCATCTTCAACATATGTTCACCTGCCTAACCGTTTCTTCGCTTCTTCGATTTCCTGATTTTCCTCAGGCTCAACTTCTGATGTTTTGCCTTCTTTTTCCGGCGACCTTCTCTGTGCTTCCCGCTGTTCATCCTTATTTCTAGGATCATCTGACAGCGTTCTCTCCGGCAGGTTGGCGACTTCTCTTACATAATCCTCAAGATCTTCATCCGGGATAAGGATTCCAACTCCAACCATGTCTTTCAGGAATGTAGACAGCTTCGTGATATCTCTCTTGTCCACATCGCCATGTGCAAGCTGTGGATAATCTGTTATTGCATCAAAATGAGCACCATTCATGTCGATCAGGGATGGAATGCCCTGATTATTGAATGTTTCGCATATGACATCCAAGAACGCCCCAAGAGCAACTGCGAACAGTTCTGTTTTATCTTCACTCAGCGCAAAGCTTCCTGTCTGCTCATGCCCCAGCATGATGAAATCCGCCATAACAGTCTGCGCGATCTTTGCATCATATCTGTTGATAATGGCATTCGTGTCAAACTGTCTGGTTCCACCAGTGCTCAGGAGTTCAGCTTCATATCCAGCTGGAAGAACAAGCCCTTCATATTCGTTTCTGCGGATGTTCTTGACCATGGATGTAAGTGCTGCATTAATAGATACCAACTCAGGGTCTTTATCGTCCCATATGTCTACACCATCTGGTGCGTGCAACACCGGAAGTCCGGCAAGGTCTCTTTCGATTCCAATTGCCTCGATTTCCTGTATGCGGCGCTTGAAGTACCATGACCGATAGGCGTTTCTCAGAATGCTTCGTCCCTCAGGATTGTCTTTTATGCTCTCTGTTCTGAACAGCATTGCTTTGCTGATCGGGATGGTAAGCAATCCATAATCCGGCGGAGGTTGCTGAGTCATTCCGATTAAGTTGTCTTTATCGTCATATTCCCATCTGTACAACGTATCCTGCGCTCTGGGCGGAATCTTCTGCCATCCAATCAGTCCATCTGAATATTTGCTTGATGTTTTTCGATTTTTTGTTTTTCCCATCCTGCGCTTGTAGACAATTTCATGAAAGCTCCAACCGTATGCGAGAAATGATAAAATCTCTGAGATGGTGTCAGTCCATGTATTCTGCATATCGTCCATACACGATTCTACAAATTCTGCTGCCTCTCGATCCTTTGCACTATCGCCACCCGGCTCAACATGCCATTTAACCTGGCGAATCAGCATCTTAATGGCAAACATTATCGCTCCAATCGTATCGTCATTATCCAACATTTCACGATATGTCTTTATGCCTCTTATTCCGGACAGCTCAGGAAGAAACTCTTCATTAAACACGCCTTCCCAGCGTTTCTGTCCAATCCGTCCATACTCTTTCATCTTCATCACCTCTCTTTCTGGCTATATCAGCCCCAATAATTATCTTTTGACAATTTCTTCATTGCTCCAACGCTTGGTGCACTACCGGTATGTTTCTTAATCTTTCCAAGGTACAATGCTAACGCAAGGGCATCTGCCCGGTCAGGAGAATCAAGTCCTCTTTTCTTCATTTCCTTTTTTGGTTCAATCTCAAGCTTTCCATTACTGGCCATAGTGTATTTTCTGGAAGAAAGCTGACCAATCGTCTGCTCATCGTCTTCAATAACAATCTGTTTGTTATCAAGGAGATCTCGCATACTGGCCCACATAGCGGTAGTCAGGTTATTGTACCTTTCAGCTGCATCTTTACCTGCTGCCGTATCAGTCTCAATCTTTTCAGCGGCATTTATCGGGATAACTTGCATCTTGTACAGCTTTTGTTCTTTCCGGACTTCCTTTAATCGGTCAGTGACGCCTCCTCCAAGTCCTGTATCATCAATCTGCACATATACCTTGCTTTCATACGTTGGATGTTCTCTGTATATCTTTTTGAATTCCTGTACGATATCCCCTACAGTAGCCATCAGGTTCTGTCCTCGCCTGTTCCGGACTATTTTGCAATGACCATGATAATTACGATATATGATCGTTTCATCATCTCCGAAACGGGCCACATCTACCCCCAGTGATACAAACTGCATCCCAGCCGCATCATCAAGTTCTAGCAATTTACTGCTGCACTGCTCGATCAGGCTTAACGGAATAAATACGTCGTCCTCCTGGTTCGGGAACTCGCCCCTGACACGAACACGGACCACGTTAGAATCCCATCCGTATTTTCGAACAAGAGAATCTATGTTCTCTTTATTTGTTCTGGTGCTGTCCATAGAAGAAACCGTATGGCATTTGTACAATGCCCTGTCTCTTGTATGGGAATCATAAAAGGTTCCAGATGTCTTCGTTGGGTTTCCACACAGAAGAAGTTTATTGTTTGCTCCAGATAAGGTACCAAGGATAGCCTCCATGATTGGATCCGCAACACCGGAAGCTTCATCAACGATAAAAAGCATGTTATCTTCATGGAAACCTTGCATATTCTCTGGCTTTGTAGCAGTCCTGGCAACACCAAACCAACGCTTTTCCTCTCCAACCATATAAACATATGTCTTTGTCCATTTTAGAAGTATAGAGAGCAGTTCGGACTTGCTCATCCACTTGGAAATCTCAGACCAGAGGACATCGTGCAACTGCTGTTTGGTTGGTGCTGTCGCAA